ACTCGTATATTTGCTAATGCTGCTGCTAATCCTAAATCAGTATTATTTCCAGCACAACCATATATTGAAGCAGGTATTGCCGCAGCTACTGGTTTTGCTACTGTAGCTAAAATTAGGTCAGCACAATTTGGAGGTGCAGCTGGAGGTGGAAGTTCTGCAGGTGGTTCAGCAGGTAGTGTTTCTGGAGGTGGCGGTGGTTCAAATATATTAAATCCATTTGCAAGTGAAGGAGGAGGAACAAATGTATTGCCTCCAAGATTAGCACCTCCAGGTGGTGGAAAAGCAGGCGAACAGATAGGTACAGGAGAACAAGGTGTAGGAAACGTACCAATTGTAAGGGCATATGTATTAGCTGGTGATGTAACTGATGCACAAACAGCAGATGCTAAATTAAACCAAAAAAGACAATTCTAATGAGAATAGTAGAACTTAAAATAGATGATTCAATAATTTCAGGCTTTGATGCTACAGCATTAGTTGAATCACCCGCAATAGAAGAAAATTTTATCGCATTTAATAAAGTCAGTATGGCAGAAATGACATATAATGACTATCCACAAGCAGCAGTTGATGCAGCTAAACGTGGTATTGAATTAAATAAAGAAAACAATATGAAATGTGCTACCCAAGTTGGGAAAGTAAGGGCACAACAACTAGTGAACGGAGAAAAACTGTCATTAGATACTATACAACGTATGCGTTCATTTTTAATCCGTCAAAAGGGTAATTTTGAATTAGCAACACGTAGAAAAGATTATAACGCTTGTGGATACATTAGTTATTTACTTTGGGGAGGTGAAGCAGCTTTACCTTGGGCTGAAAAGAAATTACGTCAAGCAGGTATTGAATTTAGTAAATTTGCTGATGAAGGAAAAGACGTTTATTTGATATCTTGTTCATCAGAAAAATTAGATAAACCAGCACCTGCCTCTGAATTATATGATTCAGCATTATTTAAAAAATCATTATCGTTTGCTAAAAAACAACAATCAGATGATGATTATATTAAAATTTTATCTGCGAAATATTACTTAACTGATTTAGATAAAGTAATTGAACCGTATGATTTAACATTAAAGAATTTTTCAGTACAACAAAAGAAAGACTGGTCAAATAAAGTATACAGTCAAATGTTAGACAAATACAGTCTACAGTTTGATAGATTTATGTTCTTGGCTGGTAATGATTATACTGAGTATTTAATGAGTAAATTTAAGTACAAAACAGATGTATTAGAAGGAATGAGAATAGGTGAACGTATGGCTTACTTAGATAAGTTCTATATAGTGACTAATAACGACAACTATGCAACCAAACATAATTTTGCGTTAATTGACCCTGAGGCTGTTATATTAGAAGAAATTATAAAACAAGAATTTGCTGTTATTAACAATGAAGGCTTATTAGAAGAATATGCTGAAATAGGACCAAGAGGAGGAGTTAAAGAATCTAAAAAAGCACCTAAATCAGATACTCCAAATCCAAACCCTAAAGGTAAAGATTCAGCTAAAGGAGATGCTTCTACTACACGTGGTGCTGAAGTAGATGCTACTACAGAAAAAACATTACAAGATAAAGCAGATGACTTTAATGAAAGATATAAAGACAAATTAGGTTATGGAGTTAATGTAGGTATGCTTAAATCCGTTTATCAACGTGGTTTAGGTGCTTATAACACATCTCACTCACCAAACGTGACTTCAGCTAAACAATGGGCTTTAGCACGTGTTAATGCGTTTTTATATTTGGTAAAAGAAGGAAGACCAGAAAATAAAAAATATGATTCTGATTTTGATTTATTACCTACAAAACATCCTAAACGTGAGGATTTTGAAATCAATGTAGCTGGTTTACCTAATTTTATTAATGAAGCATCTTCAGGTAAAAAACATAATTTTGCTTCTGAATTAGCAGAAAAACAAATGCTAATTGGACCATTAATGACTCCAAACAAATTAATACCTCGTGTTGATGAAGTTACAGGTGAGGAATATCAAGTATTCTTTTCTAAGGAAACTATAGAAAAAATTGCCTACAAAATGATGGCTGATAAATTAGTTGATTCAGTTAACATTGAACACGATGGTGCTATTAAAGTTGACGATGCCCATTTAGTTGAAACTTGGATTGTTAAAGATGTTGAACACGATAAATCTACATTATATGGTTTTTTACCTGTAGTAGGACAATGGTTTGGTATATACCGAATTGGTGATGGACGTGTTTGGAACGAATATGTAAAAACAGGTAAGGTTAAAGGTTTTAGTGTTGAAGGATACTTTTATAATAACGTACTTACTAAAAAATAATATGCCAATTCCAACTCGCCGTAAAGGCACTCCCAAAGACGAATTTTTAGGAAAATGTATCGCTAAATTAAAAGGCGAATATCCTGTAAAACAAGCTACTGCAATCTGTTATCAACAGATGCGTGCTACTAAAAAATAAATTTCACAACATTACTTATATATTTATAAACAAATTAATTAATTATGAACAAAGAACAATTAAAAGAGTTGGTTAAACAGCACTTTGGCTTAGTTGATAAAACCCCTGCTATTACTGAAGAAAAATTTGGTGAAGTCTTTGATGAAAACAAAGCTTTTAAAATTGTATTCCCAGGTGATAAGTTGAAGGTTGGAGACGAAGTTAAAGTTGTTACTACCGACGGACAAGAGTCACTTGCCCCAGATGGATACCACAAATTAGAAGATGGTACTACTATTAAAACTGAAGGTTCTTCAGTAGTTGAAATCGAATCTGCCGAAGGTAACAAGGAAGAAGAGATGGCTGATGAAAACCCAGGTTTAGCTGCTAAAAACGAAGAAGAAGCAGCTTCTGAAAAAGTTGGATTTGCCGCTAAAGAATCAATTTCAGGCGTTCAAGGTACTACTCCTCAAAATTCTGTAACTGAAACTAATGTTCCTGTTTCTACTTTGACTGGTCCAGTTAAAACTGAGGCTGAAGTTGAAGCTGAAAATATGGCTAAAATTAAGATGGCAATCGATGAAACTATTGCTTCTGAAATTGCTGGTATCAGAGAAGAAATGAAAGCAATGAAAACTAAAATGGAAGAATTTATGAAATCACCTGCTAAAGACAAAACTATGATGTCTTCTACTAAAGAATCAATCTCAACTGATTCATTGCAAGCCAAACAAATGAAAGTTATGGCTGAATTACTTAAAAACAAAAAATAACCCAAAACAACTAAAACAATACAATTATGTCATTAAACGTATCCGCCCTATCCGATTTTAACAACCAGATTGCTGGTGAGTTAATCATCAAGATGGTTTATGCTGGTTCAACTATGGAATATATCACCATTCAAGAAGGTGTAAAATACCAAGAACCAATTAACCTATTCGAAGTTAGCCTATATATGCAAAACGGTACCTGTGTATCAAGTGCATCAGGTTCAGCTACATTCACTCAACGTACTATCGAAGTATGTCCTCGTACATCTTTCGATGCTTTATGTTTGAAAGACCTTGACAAGAAATACTTAGGTATCTCTGCTTTAGCACCAGGTTCTTACAACGAAACTTTCGCTTTGGCTACTCAGTACAGCGAATTGTTAGTTAACCAATTCCAGAAAGCAAACGACCAATTCCTTTGGGCCCAAGTTTCAGGTTCAACTTCTACCTTTGGTGGAACTTGTGCTGTAAACGGTTTGGCTACTATCATCAGTTCTTCAACTGCAGGTGTAGTTCCAGTATCTATCAACGCTGCTTCAAGTTCAGCTGCTAACATTTTGACCACTATGGACACTATGATTGCTACTTCAAGTGCTGATGTTGCTGACAGAGACGATTTGACTTTCTTTATGTCAGTTAGCTTGTTCCGTAACTACTTGACTGGTTTGAGATTAGCTAATAACTTCTACTTTGACCCAATGTCAGTTACTAACCGTGGTGGTTTGTATGAAATGCAATATCCATTCCAACCAAACATCAAAGTTGTTGGTACTGTAGGTTTACAAGGTTTGAATCGTATCTTCTTAGGTCCTGCTAAGCAAATCGTTGCTGGTACTGACTTGTTAAGCGATTTCACCGAATTCCAATTATGGTATGATATCAATACTGACACATTGCGTCACCGTATTTCTACCAAATTAGGAGTTAACATTGCATACCCTGAATTCTGGGTGTCTGCACAATAATTTTGTTCAACCATTTAAAAACAGATAACATATAATTATGCCTTGCGATATTACCTCAGGATTTCAATTAGGCTGCCGTGATAATACTGGTGGTTTAAAATCAATTTATATCTTATCTGGTTCGATTACTAGCATTTCTGGAAGCCAAGGTTTAATCACCTCGATTTCAGGTTCAGGAGTATGGTACGAATTCCAACTATTTAGACAAACAT